TCACTGGTGTCCTGCGACGCCCTGATCCACCTTCTGCTCCCCGTCCTTCTCGGTCGAGGTCTTCTGCTTACTCGTCTTCTGCGACGTGGAATCCGTGTCGCCGTCCGTGGCCGCGGTGCCGTCATCGGTGTCCGCATCGACCTTGGGGTCCACCTTCTTGCCCTTGTCGAGGGCCGCGACGTCACCCCATGCCTTCTTGTAGAAGTCGGAGGAACGCGCGTTGAGCATGTCCTTGTAGTCCTTGGCGGACATGGCCTGCGCCGAGTCCTTCGGGATCTGACTCTTCGTTGCGAAGGCGGAGACACCCAAGCCGGCCTGGCGATCCTTCACGTTGAAGCCAGTGGCCTCGAGGATGGTCGGCAGCAGGTTCAACTGATCGATTCCACTGCGGGTCTTGAGCTTGTTCTCTTCGTCGCCGGGAACCCAGATGCGGTTGAAGATGGTGCGGTCCGGGTTGTTGTCCAGCTGCTTGTGGAAGGAGTAGCTGGGATTCATGTGCTTGTAGTGATCGCCCATGATGACCACAGCCGTGTCCTTCAGGTAACCCTTCTTCTTCATGTAGTTCACGAAGGAGGCAACCTGCTGGTTGGAGCAGCGGTACACCGAGGTCAGCGGGTTCTCGGTGGTGTCCTTGCAGTAGGGGTACATGTGCGGAGGCTCATGCGTGTCCAACGTCAGCATGGACAGGTTGAACGGCTGACCGCCCTTGGCAGCGGTGGCGTGGAGCTTGTCCACTTCCGTCTTGGCGTGATCCATGAGGCGACGATCGCTCAGACCCCAGTCGGGACGGAACTCGTCCTTGGGCTCGTTGCCTTCGTCCTGCCACGTCTTCAGGTCGTACTCGGTGTCGTAGCCGTGGGTCTTCAGGAAGACGTTCTTGGAGGCGAAGCTCGCGTTGGCTCCACCCATGAACACGTTGTTGTAGCCGTTGTTCTTCAGGATGTCACCAAGGCAGGTCACGCCGCCCAGGTAGCTGTTGACGCCACCGACCTCATTCAGTCCGGACTTGCCGGAGAGCAGACCGTTGGACTTCAGCGGGATACCGCAGGAGGTCGAGGTGATACCGGCCATGGTCCAGCCGCCGCCCTCGAACTGCTTGAAGTTGTCGATGCTCTTCCACCCGTCGGAGGACTTCGTCGCGTTCTCCAGCGGAATGTAGGGATCCTGGTCGAAGAGCTTGGTGTCGGAGAGGGTGCCCTCGCCGGACTCCAGGTAGATCAGAACCAGGTTGTTCTTCTTCTTGCCCGCGGTGGCCTGCGGGGTCTTGTAGTACTGACTCACGCTGTAGGAGGACGTGGCGGCCTTGACGTACTGAGGCAGGGACACCGTCGTGGAGAAGGTGGTGAATCCACCCACCAGCAGAGCGGTGACCAGGGTGGTGCCGATGGCACGCGGAACCCAGCGGGCACGGCCCGGGCGCAGATTCCCGCCATTGCGCTTGATCTTGCGACGACGGCGAATATGGAAGAAGGCGATCAGCAGCGTGATCAGGATCGGTGCGACACCGAGGCCCAGAACGCCGATCCAAACGACGATGCCGCCGGAGTCGAACTTGATGGGGAAGGCATTGAAGATCACCTGGTCAACCGGCGTGGGCCCGTAGACCATCAGGATGCCGATACCGGCGATGAGGAGGAAGATCCCCAGCCAGATCGCCAAATAGACAACGAACCATCCCAGTCCCTTGCCTGCGCGCTTGAGTGCCTTGAGCATCGCAGCGGCCATACGTTCACCTACTCTTTCCCACTTACCGCGCCATCAGGCAAAGCCACTCACGTCATCCCCGACGGGTCCCATGAGTTGTGCCGACAGCACAGAGGAAGTCTGTTTCCGAATTATTATGGCGCTGTTTACCGACTGTGTGCGGTGATGACGCGCACAATCACAGAAGTTGTAAGCATGGTCACTGGGCGCTCCCAGCGGCCTTTCAGTCAGCACCTGCCCTCCTCTCACCCTTGGTCGGAGGCATGGAAACACAGTGTAATCGAATCGTGAATCCGGCGCGATGGAGGGCCACGGCGTGGCATCGCCCTGAATATGCGGCAGGAGCCGATCTCGATGACTCGTGATCGGCTCCTGCGGCATATGCGATTTGGTCGGGCTAGCGGGATTTGAACCCGATCCGACCCGAGTAAAATCACAGTGTGAGAAACGCGGAATGACGGGGATCAAGCCAATCTGACGCCATCACACCACACCCCAGCGAATCCAAATACACGCACTGAATGGGACCACCCACACCCAGTTGGTCCCAATGGGACCACGCACCACACCGGCGTGTCACCACCACACAACACAAGGCCCTTACCCTGAATCCGATGGTTCAAGGTAGGGGCCTTGTCGTGCGTTCCGGGGTCAGTTCGCAGCAGCCGCGTTCACGGTCGCCACGAACTGCCGCGCCTTTGCCTCGTCCTTCGGATCGACCTCGATCACCACGGCCTTGTGTGCCGGGAACGAGATCGTGACATACAAGGTCCGTTTCACGTTCTTCTTCTTCGCAGCACCCCCGAGTGCAGCACCGGCCAGCGCTCCAAGACCGCCCGTCACCGAACCGGCAAGGACGGCACCAGCTGCAACACGCGTCCCCGTGATCCGTTTCGTCTGCTCGGATGAGTCATCCAGCGTCGCCACGACACCGGCCACGGGGATGGATGTAAGCAACCCCTTGGACAGGTTGCCGTCACGCAACTTCCAATCACCCAACGAGGCTTTGAGGTTGGCCGGCGATGGTGTCGGGCTGGCGTTCATCACGGCGGCTTCACGCTTGGTCTTCACCTGCTGCCTATGCAGTTCTTCGGCCTTCTCCCTGACGACTTTGCGCTTTTCGTCGGCTGCGGCGATCTCGGCGCGGGCCTTGCCGACGTCGACGTCCTTCGGCTTGATGCCGTCTCGCTTGGCAATCTGCTTGATAGCCCTGTTGAGGTGCTGCTTGTCGGTGACGCCGAATCCCTTACCGGCGCCGATGTAGTCAAACATGGTGATCTCCTGGCGAGTGATGGAAGGTTCTACACGGATACGTGGTTGATGCGCGATTGAGTCTCACGGATGCGAGCGTTGCCAGCGCGGTGCATCAGGATGCCAGCGATCAGCGCCCCGGCAGGTAGTACCACCAGGAGGAACACCGGCATGAAGTTCTCCGGCGACGTCCAGAACACGGAATCTCCGATCATCGAGATCAGCATCAGCAGCGTGAACGCAGCGAATGGGGTCGCGACGATCCAGAGGACCATGCCGACGACACGCAGTGAGCGACCGGCATAGGGGTTGATGGCAACTGTCTGAGTCATGGGGTTCTCCTGATGGTGAGTGACGGTGAGGGTAGTAGACCACACAACTGGCGGGTGACAGTGTGCGGTTATGTGGTGTGGTCCAGTAGGCGTCGTTCGCCGTCCGTAAGGCTCTGCAACCTGACCACAAGGAGGCGTTCAGTCACGGACAGATATTCGGCAGCCTCCCATAGGTTCCTCCCCCACTGAAGGGCATCCCGCAGGTTTGGGAGGTCAATCAGCGCGACCGACGCGAGGCGATCTACCTCAGCCTCCACGCCGGGTGGTTGATGCCCATCATGATCGTGCTCCCAGTGGATGAGTTCATGCATTAGGGCACAACGACGCTGCCGTTGTGTGAGCCCCTTATCGAGGTAGATGTCATCCCCGGACGTCGCACCCTGCATCCCGCGAGGAAGCGTCACGTGGTGCACCACGATCTGCTCACGCTCCCGAACAAGCCTCCACGGATTCAACACGCCATGAGCGTATCGACAAGGTCTGACACTTACTCTTCGTCGGGCGCCTCTTGGCTTCCTTCGCCACGGTCGGCCCACTCTTGCTCGCGGGCGTCGTTCTCCTTGGTGATCTGCTCATCCGTCATAGCAGCCATGCTCAGGAAGTCCGGGAGACTCTTCTGTCCAACGCCAGAATCGTCCTCCACCGCCTCATCAGGCTCCGGGAAGTCAATCGGTGCTGGTGGCTCTGCTGCTTCTTCATCGTGCTGCTCGCTCTCATCCGAGCGCATCGCCGTCAGGACCGCCGAAACGATTCCCTTGTCGCGTGCGCTGAGGTCAGGTGATACGCGAACGACTTCAACCAGGTCCTCAACCGAGGACTCGATCTCCGGAAACCCCATCGATGCAACCGCAGCTCGTGCCACGGTGATTTCAGGGACATCCAGCCCTGCCGCCAATAGCTTGATCTGGGCAGCCTTGACGGAGGTGACGGGTTGGTTCTTGATCCGCCCGATGTTCTGCTTGCTCGACCTGAAGCCAGCACGACTGGCGCGAGCAGCGATGTACTCGTCCGACCAGCCGTTGGCGGCCTTGGTGTCTTCGATCAATCGACCGAGCGGGTGCTTGTCGTTCACGAGACAGATCTTTCGGTGAGAGGTGGCGCCACGGCAAACGACCCGGACACTGACAGTCCAGGAACTGTGGACACTAGAAAGTTTTTCACGTTGCCCGCATCCGCGCCAGTTCAACGAAGACTACTCACTTGCAGGTGGACACCAGCATGGTCTAGAGTCCATGATTACTGGACACAACGACAGGAAGTCAGTACCGTGGAACTCGTCAAGGAAACCCCGACCGTTGGGAGCATCTGGATGAAGCTCTGGAACCTCAAGGGGCTCAAGGCAGCAATGAGACGCAAGGGGATCTCGAACCGGGAACTGGCTCGCCAGGTCGGATGGAAGTCCCACTCATACATGAACCGAATCGTCCGAGGAGAGGTGGACACAATGGAGACCGAACCGGCTCTGAAGATGGCGTTCCTACTCGACCTCGGCGTGGACGATCTTTTTTTGGTCGAAGGGTCCATGAATCCTGGCTTTGAGTCCATGAAGTCAGACCACGCCGCCTGACCCACCACAAGAAAAGCCCCCAGCCATGCAGCGGCTGAGGGCACCGAACCCCACTACCAAGGAGTGGAATCCATGTCCAAGTTTACCCTCACCTTCGACCAGCCCACAGCGGAACTGCCCGAACCGGCACAGCACCGGTACGAGCCCGCCCAGCACTGGATGACCATCGGCGCACGCTGCCTCCAACACGAAGGCCTCTGGGTGCCCGTCCGTATCGACGGGATGTCTGAGGCCCGCCTCAAGGCCGTCCCGTCCGAGATCCGCCACGGGAAACTCGCCGCCTTCCGCAACTGGCCAGGCTTCGAAGCCCGCTACCAGGACGGAACCCTCTACGTCCGCTACACAGCACCCGCCGTCGAAGACACCACCAACCTGCGCAGCATCGCCGGAGGTGCAGCATGAACGACCTCAACCTCTTCAACTACCAGGGCCAACAAGTCCGCACCGTCATCAAGGGCGAAGAAGTCTGGTTCGTCGCCTCCGACGTCGCACGAGTCCTCGCATACCGCGACGCCGCCAACATGACCCGCCGCCTCCGCGACTCAGACAAGGGGTACTCAAAAGTGAGTACCCCCTCCGGAGACCAGCAAATGACCGTTATCAACGAATCCGGCCTCTACGACGCAGTCTTCCGATCCAACGCAGAAGGAGCCCTCCCCTTCCGCTACTGGGTCACCGGCGACGTCATCCCATCGATCCGCAAGCACGGCGTCTACGCCACCCCGGACGCGGTCGAAAAGATGCTAGCCGACCCCGACACCCTGATCCAGGCACTCACCACCATCAAAGAAGAACGTGCCGCACGAGCCGTGGCCGAAGAGAAGGCCAACCAGATGGAACAACGGGCAACCGTCTCAGAGCACCGCCTCGACACCATCGAACACGGCAACGGCTTCTCAGTCCGCGAATTCCACAAGCACTACTTCCCCGATGTCCCCGAACGCCAGTTCAACGACCTCCTGTACTCCAAGGGACTGCTGATCGACCAGCGCAATAAGCGCCCCGACAAGAACGGCGACATGAAGAAGCCCGGCAAGCAGCACCGCCACCCAACCGCCACCGGCAAGGACTACTTCTTCCTGGACCCATACATCGACCGGACCGGCGACCGCCACTACAACACGCTCGTCAGACCCGGCACACCAGAGACCGAACTCGTCGCAAAGCTCGAACGCCTCGGCCTCCAACGCTCAAAACACACCCTTCACGTCATCAAGGAGATCCCAGCATGAGCATCATGGACCAATTCGAGCAGGACTACTTCGAAGATGGCAGCCCTGACATCGTGAACGAACTCCCCGGCACCCTCTACGCGTACCGGGTCACGAGATACCCAGACCCCGCCGACATCGACTGGGCTCGGTGGAAAGAGTTCTGCATGGAGGTCTACGGCGAAGAGCGTGAGTTCTTCCTCCCCTCTCAGCGGAAGGTCTGGCGTTCCCGGACGTCGGCTAGTGATCGCGTCAAGGCTGTGAGGTCATGGGGCGGGGAAGCGGAGATCCTGGTCTGCCACCCGTCATGGGAAACCGTCGAGGCGTACAACCACCGGCGTGGTCGTGCCCGGAAGCTCGACAAGATCGCCCGGCTCCAGATCCAGCTAGACAGACTCAAGGGGGAACTGTGAGCGCGTTCTACACTCCCGGCGATGTGGCGGACATGCTGAAGGTGTCTCGCTCGTACGTGTACAAGCAGATTCACACGGGCCGTTGGGACTGCCACCAGCCGTCGCCCCGCGTGTACCGATTCGATCAGGACCAGTGGGAAGCGATCCTCGACGGTCGCGCCCGCGCCGGCATCCAGTCCACGCGCCGCCTTGACGACGCACTAGCGAAGCTGACCGCATGAGCACTCCCCCGCGTCTTGCTGATCGGCCTGTGGAGACGGAGATTTTCCAGCCTGGTGATGACTCACCGGTTGGCACGGTCTACCACCACGGCGACTACGTGGCCGTGTCCTGGTACCGCCGGGACATTGAACTGGACCACGAGCAGGCGTCCCGTCTCGCCTCCGCACTCATCGCCTGCTACTAAGCCAGGCACCCCACCCAACACCCCCGCCTTGCCGTTCGCGGCTTGGCTTTCCCCTGGGAGAAATCTGTCATGTACCTCATCCAATGCGATACGACGGCCCGCAAGGCTGACATCCGCGACCACTTGCTGATCCTGGCTGCTGATGCTGATCAGCCGCTTTCCCAGTCCCGTGCTGACCGGCTGGCGGACAAGTTCAAGCGCGGTGCCTACGATCCCGCACTGGTGCGGATCATCGGTTGGGCTGATCCGACCGGCGAGACCGCCTGCAACAACGTCATGCGAGAGAAGGTTCCGGCGTGAGTACCCCGATGGCCCTTGACGATGACGGTTGGCGTGACAGAGCCAAGGACGCGATTCAGACCCTGATCGAGCGTGACGCGACATTCACCGCTGAGGACATCCGCGAACTGGCCGGTGACCCACCCGAGCCGAATGACCTCGGACCAATCCTGATGACCGCGCACAAGCGGAAGATCATCGAGCGCGTCGGATACCAGCCCGCCACCAGAGCATCACGGGCAGGCAGCATCAACGCCGTCTGGACCGTCCACCCCCACCGAAAGCCCCGCTGAACCACCGGCGGGGCTTTTCTACACCCCCTGAAGGACCTCATTATGCATTCCCTCGCCACCCGGCAGGCCGCGTACATTGCCGCCGTCATCCTCGCCGGCATTGTGTACGTCGCCACCGGTCACCAGTTCAACGGCGCCTTGAACCGTCCCGGGTTTGATTGAGGGGAAGCCAGACATCCTGGAAGGATTCCTCTCATGGCAGCACCACGGAAGTACTCTGAAGAGCTCCGGCAGCGAGCAACCCGGTTGACGGTGGAAGCCCGTCGCGACCCCGAGACCCGGCCCGGGGCGATCGCTCGGATCGCTAAGCAGCTCGACGTCCGTCCCGAGGCACTACGCACCTGGGTCCGTGCCGCCGAGGCCAAGGGCGTCCCCACCGAACCGGTGGACGTTGAAGCCCGGTTACGAGCCCTGGAGAAGGAGAACCGGGAGCTGCGCCGCTCCAATGACATCCTCAAGAGCGCAGCGGCTTTCTTCGCGGCGGAGTTCGACCGCCCGTCGAAGTGATCGTCGAGTACATCGACGCTCACCGTTCCCGCTGGGGGGTCGAACCGATCTGCACCGTCCTCACCCGTGAGGCCGACATCAAGATCGCCCCTGGCACCTACTACGCCCGCAAGACCCGCCCCGTCTCGGCTCGTGCCCAGCGCGATACCGAGCTGAAGGAGGAGATCATGCGCATCCATTCCCACCCCAAGACGCACGTGTACGGGGTCCGGAAGATCCACGCCCAGCTCGGCCGCGACGGCATTCAGGTGGCTCGCTGCACCGTGGAACGTCTCTGTTCCGACCTCGGAGTCCGTGGGGTTTCCCGCCGCCGCAGTCATCCCAAGACGACGGTGGCTGGGTCTGCGTCCCAACGCCCCGTGGACCTGGTGAATCGCAGTTTCACTGCCACGGCCCCGAACCAACTCTGGGTCGCTGACCTGACCTACGTCGCCACCACGGCAGGCTGGGTGTACGTCGCCTTCGTCCTCGACGTCTTCTCCCGCATGATCGTGGGCTGGCAAGCCTCCACCCGCATGTTCACCGACCTCGCCCTCGACGCCCTCACCATGGGCATCTTCGCGCGCAAACGCGCAGGCCAGGACGTCACCGGCCTCATCCACCACTCCGACCGAGGGGCCCAGTACCGGGCGGTGCGCTACACCGACCGCCTCGCCGAAGCCGGCGCCGTGGCGTCCGTGGGCGCGAAGGGAGACTCCTACGACAATGCCATGGCCGAGTCCTTGAATTCGCTCTACAAAGCCGAAGTCATCACCCAGGCACCGGGCTGGGAGGGACTCGACGACGTCGAGACCGCCACGGCGGACTGGGTCGGATGGTTCAACCACGAACGCCTCCACTCCATGCTCGACTACCGCACCCCTACGGAAGTCGAAGCCCAATACTGGGCCGGACACACCGGCCCCGACCAGACCGCCACCGCGGCCTGAAACTCAACAACCGCTGACCCTCAACAAAACCCAGGACTTGACAATGGGCGTGTCCATGCGGTCGTTGGTTCCGTCGAATGCGAGGTACCGTCCGACACCGGTCCCGCCGACTGCAGGCCACTGCAAGGGGTTGGACTGGGAGCGGAGCGTTTCCGACCCGGTCAGGTCACTCCATGAGGACGCGGTGCCGGGGGCGAGCTGGTTCGCGGCCCAGTCGGCGTGTGCGCCGGGGATGGGGGTGACGTGCACGGTGGAGACCTGGGGCAGGTCGGCCGCGTTGGTGTAGGTGCCAGGGGAGGTGAAGAGGATGCCAGCCATCAGATGAGGCCTTTCGCTTCGAGTCGGGTCTGGATGAATGCCGCGACGTGCGGTGCCACGATGGGCAGGTAGTGGGAGCCGTCGTCCCAGATCTGCGCGGGTGGGCAGTCGTCGGCAATGTTCTGCAGGTCGGTTGCGGTGGGGGTGAGTCCGGCGTCGTAGATCGCCTGGTTCACGAGGTAGGACCGGATGTCCAGGAACTTGTGCGGGAGGGCTGCTTTCAGCCCCGCGTTGATGTCTTGGACGACCTGGTAGCGCTCGTGCCCGCGTGGTTCCTTGTTCTGGTTGATCGCCGACACCACGACGATGGACTTCGTTCTGGGCGCCAACCATTCGACGGTTTCGAGGACGCCGGCGACCACGTGCTCGGCTGTGGACGCTTCCGCCCCGGTGACACCGGAGTTGATGTCGTTGCGTCCAACCCAGAGCACGACGTTGTGGGAGGAGTAGTCGTCAACGTTGGGCACGAACCGGACGGGTGCGGTGATGGTGTACGGGTCGCCTTGCCCGTTTCGGGTGAACGTGAGGGTGGACCCGTCGTGCGTGAGTGTGCCACCGATGCCGGCGATGGTTCCGGCCACGGCCACATTCGCGGTGCCCCACCCGACCTGCTGGCGTGTGGTGACGTTGACGGTCCCGGTGGATGGGATCGTGTTGCCCGTGGCCCCGGAGATCATGAGTGGGAGTGCGCCGACACGGAGGCGTACCTCGTCGGTCGTGTTCCCGTTGAACCCGAGTTTCGTGACCGTCAGGTCTGGCCGGTTCGCGGCCATCTGCATGGGCCACGACTGTGCTGCCGGCCATGTTGACCCGCCGGAGTACCCGTTGGTGAGGGAATCACCGATGCAAGCGACCTGCCCGAGGATTGCCGTCTTCGCGCCAGCACCCCGGAAAACTTGGAAACTGCCCCTGTCGTCGACGGCTGCGGTGAGGTGTCCTTCCTCATCGGACACGCCCCACCGCCACCCTTGCGAGACGGTGAGCGGGCGCATGGACGGGGAGAACGGGTCGCGGTGCAGGTGTAGTGCGGCGTCCTCGTCGATGGTCATGGACACGCGCCCGGTCACATCAGCCCACGCGTACACGGACCCTTCCGGGGCGCCCCTCGTGGGGATGGCAGTCTGGTCCACGCCCCACCCAACGATCTGCTGCGCCACCGACTCCGCCCGGTCGGAGGCCTCCTCGATGGCTTGGCCCTTGACGGTGGACAGGGCGGCATTCGTTTTCGTTGCCAGGCTGTTGATGTCGGTGTGCAGGTTCCCGGACGAGGCGGAGCGGATGTAGTCCGCGCCTTCGATGATGGGGAGTCCGTGCGGCGTCGTGGAGGATGCCATCGGTTATTCTCCGTTCGTGTTGAAGTCGGTGTAGGTCAGCGCGGTCAGCGCTTCCCACTGGGTGTAGGAGATCTCCGGTTTCGTCTCGAACTCGTCGTAGGTTTCGAGGTTGCCTTGCGCGGAGATGATGCGGACCGTGAGGGACTGGCTGATGCCGTCCGTGCCGGCCTGCGTAGAGACCCCGATGATGAGGCAGCGCAACGTGACGCCGAGCAGGGTGAGGGAGGACACGGTCACCACGTCACCCAACTGGAGGCGCGGGTCGTAGACGACACCCAGCCCGCTGATGCGCGGGTGCGGTTCCTTCACCTGGTCGGTCAGAAACGCCACGATGTCGTCGATGGCATCGGTGCGGTCATCTGGGTTGTAGCCGGTCGCCCACGGCCCGAAGTCGTGTTCCAACGTGGACCCGACTGTCGCCCCTGTTTGGACGGGGGTGAGGTCTTCGGTTGTCCACTTCACCCGGGCGCGTGCCCGGATGATCGGCATCGTCGTGTCCCACCACATCGGCCACAGTCTGGTGTTCGCGGGCGCGTTGTCGGACGAGTAGGAGCGAATCTCCAACTGGTATCCGGCAGCCATGGTCTTCTTCACAGACAGGGTGATCTTGTACCTGTTTGCGCCGAGCTTTTCCCACGTGACGTCCAGGTAGTCGTTGTCCGGGTTCCAGGGGGTGGAAAGAACTTCGTTTTCCCCGTCCGTGTATGTTGCGGCGAACCATGTGCCGATGCCCTGGTTGATTGCGAACCGTGTGGTGTCGGTGAAGTAGCGGACCGTTTCGTCCACGAGGATCCAGTCCTCGTCGCCGGGCTGCTCCACAATGATGTCCTGCGACTCCCCGTTCTTGAGGACGATGGACTCGGAGCCTTCCCACACGGTCAGGGAGGATCGGGAGCGCCGGTTCACCGACGGCAGCATGTAGGTTCCGTGGATCTCCTTGCGGACCGCGAGGATGTCGTCCTCCCACGACAGGTTCACGATGTCGTTCAGAGTCGTCAGGGTTTTCACTGGTGACCCCTTGTAGAGGGAATCGGAACCGACCATGCGGGCGACCCCGGTCTCGTCAATCCAGAACGGGCGGAGGATGGCCTGCGACATTTCGTCGAGGATGTCCCTGGCGGGCTTCTGGTCTTGGGCGGGGATCGCGGACTGGCCGGTGTGCAGGTCGCCGAGGTCGATGACCGCAGACGGGGTGAACCCGATGGACGCGAACCGGTCCTGTTCTCGGGATGGGTGGGACACCTGGAATGATCCGACGCGGGAGGCCGCATCAATGTCCAGGTCCACCGTGTTCAAGGTTGCGGTGCCGGTCAGTCCTCCGGTGCCGGTGCCCGTCGCCCCGAGGTTGGTGCGGACTTCCGCGGTGCTACCCCAGATCAGGCCTTCCACGATGGTGGCCTGGTTGAACGGGCACGTGGCGACGTTGACCGCGTTGATGCGCAACTGGACTGTGTTGCCTATGACACGGAGCGCGACAGTCTGCCCGCCCGCATAGTTGCACCTGACGAACGCGGTCCCCGCATGGCCGGGAGCAAGCAACATCATGATCTGTACTGGCTCCGACGCGTCACGATTCGGGGAGGGGGTATAGGTCGCGACCGTGTTGGATCGGGAGGTGCCCCACGGGGCAGAGTATGAGCCGCCCTGCGTGTTCGGGTTGTCCTTCGACGTGCACGTGAGCACCTGGCCCTTGTGCGGCCACATGGATCCTTGCATCGGGACGTCCAAGCACACCCGGTACTCCGGGCCGGGAACCGTGTGGAAACCTGCGGCGCGCAGGCAGTACACCGAGTGATACAGGTTCGAGAGGCCCACCCGGCGCGGCTGCGTGGCGTCCTCCTGAAGTGCGGGCATCAGGGACGCCATCGCCGGGATGTCCACCACGGTCGAGAAGTCGTCGATACGGTCCACGATCTTCGACTCCAGCGAGTCACCAACCGTGCCAGTGGTCTGGTCGATGATGCCCACGAACTGGGAGAACATGTTCCCGGTGGTGCCGGCGAAGATCTGCACCTTGTCGCCGCGTCGGGGCATCCACCCGGACGAGGGCGACCATGGGCTCGTGGGCCGGGACTGCACGTCCTGACCGGCCCACGTCACCGTCCCGGTGGCCTGGGCGACACCGCCACCACCGGAGACCTGTTCGGGCAGGTCGTTGGTGATCTCCCGGTCGACGGACCACGACACGTGCTCACGCGGCACACCGTTGACGTGAATCTGCGACACCCATTCCATGGCGTCGGTGACCGTCAGAGTTCCGGTCTGCATGCGCTCACCCGACTTCCGTGATCGTGAATGAGACGGACCCGTACGTGGCGCCCGGTACTGCGAGGCCGACTTCCTTCGACCCGGCATGGATGACCGCAGCCGTGCACCCTTCGCCAATCGCCCACGGCTGCACCTGGTCTGTGAGGGTGAGTGCGGGCCGGGCGGCCTGAACGGCGCCACCATTGCAACGCACCCGGACCCTGGTTGCGCCCTCAGGCACAGTCGTGGTCACCGACAACCGGGTTGCACGGGCCGCGATCCCGGTCTGCCTCGAGGACACGACGCCCATTGACTCCTCATTGTTGTAGAACTGCACGTTCACCCGGGAGCCCTCACCTTGAATCCATGCGGATGCGGTAATCATCTGCCCAGGGGTCACGTTGTTCATGTCCCGGGAGAACCAAATGATGTTGGCCGGGTCGTCCAGCCACGACTGTCCCGCCCACTCGTCCCCGCACAACAGGGGGCCGCCCGGCATGTTCGTGCCGTACGCAAGCGACGGGTCGCACAGGGACTGCGCGGGGGTGAGGAGGTTCGTGACCGGCGCGTCAGCACTGATGAACTGGAACGGTCCCGGACCCCACTCCCCAGACAAGAAACCCAGGATCGCCGCCTGGTCCGCCGGGGTCGTAGCCTCCGACGTGGCAGCCGTCCACACACGCCGGCCAATACGACGCACCTGCGCCTTCACCCGGCCCTCCAACGTGGTCTGCGTTGTGACACGGTCAGCATGCTCAACCGACTGCGACGCCGGGCACTTCAACCCGACCATGCGGCCCGGCGTTCCCAGATAGATCACTATGACCCCTCCCAAACATGGGGGTGGGCCTGGCTCCAGCGACTGGACCAGACCCACCCGGCTTTACAATGGCGGTTAGCGGCGTGTCCCGTACCGGTGTTCGGTGGAGCGCATGATCCCGTAGAACGCCCGCCCGTCGATGTTCACGACCGGCTGGTACCCGGCAATCGCAGACGACACGGCGGCAGCCACAGCGTCTGCCGTGTACGCGGACCCGCCCTGCTGCGCCGAATACCGGGCGACCTCAGCCGACGCTGGCACCACATACGACGGTGTGGACACAGCCGCCGAATACGCGTCCGACTGCTTCTTCCCCAGATCGAACATGGCCTGCACCGCGTCCGGCGTCCTCGCCTTCACGCCCCGCAGCTGGCCAGCCACCGTGTTCACACCGTGGCCCTCCATCACCTTCGACGGGGAGTGGATGCCCAGGGCACGCTTGAACGCCCGCTCACCCTGCTTCGCCATCCTGGTGAACGCCTTCTCAATCGCCTTCTGCTGCGACTCGATGCCCTTCACGACACCCGAAGCAGCATTCACACCGCCCTTGTACATCGACGCCGTGACCTGGTCCCCGGCCTTCCCAGACCAGAAATCCATGCGGTCGTACTGCTTGTTCAGCGTGCGGCGCTGGCCCTTCGACGCCTTCGCCAGGGCAGTCCCAACCTGGAACCCCTCCTGGGATCCCATGGACGCGACCTCCTGGACGACGGCCTCGTTGTAGCCCATCTTCCGCAGGTCACCGAGCAGCCGGGAGAACTTCATCATCCGGTTAGCCGACCTGGTCGCCGACTTCGTGAACCGCCCGGCAGACAGCGGCCCCTTGACCTCGCCCTCCTTCAACTTCGAGAACGTGTCAGACAGCGACCAACCACCACGCACCGAATCAGCGACCGAGTCCTTCACCTGCAGCAGCTCATCCCGCTTCGCCGTGGCCTTCTCAAGGCTGGCAGCGAGCCTGTCCGACTGCTTCGTCAGCGACTTGATCTTCGCTTCCTGCTTGTACGCCAGAGACGACAACTGCTTGCGCCGATACCTGCTGAGGTCCGCGTTCTTCGACTGCTCGAACAACGCGTCCACGCCCTGGAAATTCCCGGCCCCGTACATGCCCTTGAAGTCGCCACGGGAGAGCTGACGGCGGGTCGTGAATTCCAACTCGCCCAGGCGGGTGCGGCGCTCACGAGCCTTCTGCAGTTTGTCGCGGCGCTGCTCGCGCTTCTTGTCCGCAGCCGTAACATCCCTCGTCTCAGCCCGCACACGCGCCTTCGCACGACTCAACGCCGCACGAGCACGAGCCTTCGCAGCCTTCGACTTCGCATGATCCAACCGCTTCTGCGCCGCAGCCTCGGCCTTCTCCGCAGCACGCAACTGGGCCTTCTGCCTGGACAAGTTCGCGCTGGCACGGCTCACGGCACGCGTCGCATACGTGACCTGACGGCCAGCCCACCGGTACCGGCCACCCGACGCCAGCCCGGGGAGTTCACCCACTACACCGCCCGTGCGATACCCAGCCAACAGCGATGCCATAGCGCCACGACGGTCACCACGGTTGATGTGAGCCAGCGTCTGATCGAACGCACTGGATGAGCGACGATTCACAACCCACTCGCCAGCATCTACACGAGCAATCGCAGCACCGTCACCATTGACCGCAGTGAACCCATCAACCTTGTCAGTGCCAGGACCAGTCAGCGGCAGACGATACCCGTCCGCATGACCACGGAGCTTTCCACCGTGCCGCTTCATCTGCGCCGCCGTACGAGCGTTCCCACCAGCTGCAGCCACAGCAGCGTTGACAGTGCGCTGCACCTTCGTGATCGTCGTTGTGACGGCAACACTGATCCGAGCCATACGATCACGAGCAGCATGATTCAGAGACGCCTCAGCACCACCAGTTTCAGCGACACCGCGCAACGTTGCCGTGCGACGCTTATTCGCCTCAGCATCCGCCTGCTTCCCACCCTTACCATCAGAATGGGTTCCGATCTTCGCATCACGCTTCTTCTTCGCCTCAGAGTCGGCTTGCTTCCCGCCCTTACCATCGGAGTGGGTACCGATCTTAGCGTCGCGCTTCTTGCCAGCGGCCTTATCGATCTCGCCAGATGTCTTCTTGACGCCAGTCGCGGTGACTTCGATCTTCTTTGTACCTGGAATCTTCTTGACCTTGAAGCCCAACGCCTCAAGAGCCTTGATCGTCCCCTTGGAGTTGTCCTCCACGGTGATCTTCTTGCCCTTCGGCATTGTGTTCAACGCAGAGACAATGTCACCGACACGCTTACGCGTGTCACCTTCCTTGAACTCTGCAGTCGTGAACACCTTCGACGGAATCAGACCATAATCGTCGGCCATCTTCGCGGCAGCCTTCGAGTTCAAGCCCATCGCCACAGCGTTCTTGATGAACGCCTCACGGGACTCGGACAAGTGGGCGACCTGCTTTCCAGCAGACGCCCCTGCCTTGTCCATGTCACTCGATGCTTGAAGCGCGGAGGCTGCGAAGTTATTCAGGACAGTTTGAGCAGCGCGACCCTTCTCAGTGTCAAAGTTGAACTCGCTTCCACCCTTGGCGAGGTCCTTGTACTTGGCTGCCTCCTTCGACAATCCAGCCAACTTCTCCTTGTACGCAATCGTGGAGTTCGACGCACCAAGAGCAGCAGAACCAGCCTCGGTCAACTTGGAAATGATCTCCGACAGCGCAGGCGGGACCGTGACACTATCAAGAATACCTTTCGCCTCATTGACGTTCTTACCGGTGCTTTTGGCTTCCTTCGCGGCCTTCTGCAGTTCAGTCGGGACGTTGCCCGTCATGATCCAGTTCCAGATCTTCTTCTCCGGAAGATCGACGTCCAGCGCTTGCGCCTGGGCGCGGAACGCAGCGAATGTCTTCTCAAAACGCGGCTTCAGATCCTCAACGTCACCACCAGACTTCTTCACCTGGTCAGACATGGCCGCGAAGGTCTTCGCAACATCCTTCTGACCAGCAGCAGTAGTGCCCATCTTCGCCATAGCCGTATCGAGCTGGTCGAATGTATTTGCGGCTTGCTTGTTGCCATTATTGATGTTGAGTACATCAGCACCAAAGTTCCCAAGATGCCCAGTCAGATCCCACCATGCCGGGTTCAGCTTCTTGACGCTATCGCCAATTCCGTCGATAGCAGAGTCGATCCCCATGAACGTGCCCTGATCGAACAAGTCATCAATCGACTTCCCGGCATCCAGGCCATCCTTAGCCTGCTTCACCTGCAGCAGCGCGGCAGTAGCGTCCTGGGCAGACGTCTGAAGTTTGTTGAAGTGATTATAGAGGCCCTTGACTACCTGCAGCCCAACAAGAGCGGCAGCAGTAACCCCAGCAGCCTTACCGAGGTCGCCTAGCACGCCAGCAGTCTTGGGGAACGCAGACGAGAACCGGCGCATGTTGTCGCGTGCCTGAATGAACGAGGTGGACAGCTTTCCGAATCCGCCAACAGCAATAGCGGCAACACCGCCAAGCCCAGAGAGGACGGTCAGAGTAGACGTGATCGGGGCAGGGATCTTTCCGATAGCATCGACAACACCCTCGGCACCCTGAACCAGGGCGCGTAGACCATCATTCACGCCACCACCGGACTTGAGCGCCAGAGATTCGAATGAACCACCCAACTTCTCAATGTCGCCGGAGAGGTTGTCCTGCATGCGTGATGCCGTCTCAGCCGCGTACCCGGAATCGTTGACCTTATCGATCCACGACTGGATGCCGCTCGCGCCCTGCTCATACATGACCGACGCGGCACGCACAGCATCCGACCCGAACAGAACACTCATGGTCGCATTGCGCTGTTCCTGCGACATACCAGACAGCTTCGACTTCAGCTGTCCTGCATAGTTCGCCATGCCAACGAACTTGCCCTGAGAATCGTATGCACTGATTCCCAGTTCCTTCATCAGGTTCGCGGCCTTCTCCGACTGCGGAGTCAGCCGCTGCAGCATCGTCTTGAACGACGTGCCCGCGTCGGAGCCGGTCAGGCCAGCGGACGCGAACGCCGCCAGGGAGCCGGTCGTCTCCTCAATCGACAAACCAGTCTGGGATGCGACCAGACCACCCTGGTTCAGGGCCTCGCCGAGGTCATGCACGGACCCCTGAGCCTTACCAGCACCGGCAGCCAACAGGTCCGCCACGTGAGGCACCTGGGTGCCCTTCAGCTTGAACTGCGTCATGGCCGAGGCGGCGATCTCCGCCGACTCACCAACCGACAGATTGCCTGCAGCCGCGAGGTCCATAGACCCCTTCAGCCCACCACCAAGGATGTTCTTGGTGGAGATGCCAGCCTTAGCCAGTTCCTCAATACCCTGGCCAGCTTCAGTTGCTGAGAACTTCGTGTCAGAACCGACCTTGATCGCCTCAGCACGCAGCGCCTTCATGTCTGCTGCTGACGCGTGCGTGGCAGCCGACACCGAAGACATCTGCTTGTCGAACTTCGCATATGCCTTTGTCGCCAGCAACGCGGGCGCCGCCATCGCGACACCAGACTTGATCAGCGTCCCGGATGCATCATTGATCGCACCAGAGTTCTTCCTGATAGCAGCCTGCATCGCAGACCACTTCGACGCCGTACGGGACGTCTCAGACTGTGCACGACGAAGCCCGGAAAGCATCCCGTCAACACGTGCCTGGAGGTTCAAGGTGATGGTGCGATTGGCCATTGTGAATGAACCTCCAGGTCCGTGAGGGCATAAGAAAATCGCTCATCCCGAACGTGGTTGCGGGATCAGCGCCTCTGGGTACTGGCGTTTGTCGTCACGCCAACGCTCCGCCTCGCGGAGGATTCCGGTCTTCCGGTGACATCGGGCAGGTGGGCCGAACAGGCTGAGTTTCCGTTCAGCATCCGGGCCCTGGCATTCAGATTTCGGGCCACCACACACAGGGCACCTGTAGACTGCGTCCCAGTATGCGAGAGCAAGCATCTTGTCGCGTTCCGGCAGAGACCATTCAGACTCCTGCCATGACTCCACGACACGACCATTCTCGTCATGCCGGTACCGGGTGACCGGCTCCCAACCGAGGAATCGGCGGTGGGAGATTCCCAGCGAGCGAGCTACTTCGACTTCACGGCGGTGGGCCGGGTCCGCTTCCATTCGCTGGGCACGGTAGAGACCGTGTTCTCACCGACGTTCAGGACTGCGACCTGCACAACGAAATCGTTCTGCTGCGAAGTGGACAGGTCAGCGGCGAACGTCGGCCAGTCGGCGGGCGTGAACTCCACGCTCTTCCCGTCGTGGTCTGCCACCTTCACGATGGTGCGCACCTCGGGGCGCGAGGGGTCCGTGTATGCGAGTGCTGCGCTGTAGAGCGTGTCCGTATTGAACCCGTACTGCTCATCAGTGTCGTTGTCCTCACGGGCAGGATGCTCGCTCACGAGCTGCTCCCACACATCACGGGGGAGCGCACGCAGTGTGAAGGTGACAGTCTCCTGCCGCTGCTTCTCCGCAAGATCCGCGATCTCCGCCTTGATATCCTCAAGCCGCTTCGTGTGCGGCGAGTTCAGGCGCGGATCAGCATTCGCGTCCATCTGCACCTGCTTGGACTCACGATCCAACGCCTCATACTGCGCGACAAGCGTCCCGTCCAGGCAAACAGCCACGTCACGCTCTGCACGTTTGATGGTCAGGCCCATGATGGCCTCCGTTCTCGTGGGTGATGTGGGTTTGACCCCGTGCGTGCGCCACCCACATAGGACGCACGCACGGGGAACAGGTGGTGTGCCACGCATGACGTGGCACACGGTCAAGCAGCGACGACCGAATCAGTCGTCTTGCCGGTCACGAAGAACTTCTGCTGCGTCTTCAGCACCGAGTTCGCCTCAGGTGCGACAGAGTTCTGAACGCCAGCCTTGATCGGCCACACCTTGACCTTCTGGTCGGCGGCGAACGCGGTATCGAAGGGAACGCCACGACGCTGCACGATGAACCCGACGACACCACGCACCAGCGTTTCCGCTGCAGCGTTCTGGTCGTCATCCGGCGAGTTGGTGTTGTCGATGTAGGTGCCCTCAAGCGAATGCTTGATGCGGCCCGGCTGCTCGAACGTCTCCGTGGAGCACAGGCGCTCATCCTCGATCTCGGACTCATCCACCGACGGGGTGAACTCCGTGAGGTAGCAGCTGATATCCACGACGGACGCGGCGGTCAGTTCGGACAGCTTCGGAGCGGCAGTGTCGGCGATGGCCGGCACGAAGACGACCTTGACGTTGCCGTCAGCGGGGGTAGAGGGGATCTCACTCATGATGGGCTTCCTCCTTCTCCGCCGCCTTGACTGGCGACGGCTTGGTGTTCACCGCGTCCCGGGCGGGAGCGATGCTGTACTTGATCCGCCTCGGCGCCACGGATGGCGGGTAGGCGGGCTTGTTGACAAGGGACAGGCAGTCCCCGATCCGGCGGTCCGTTTCCGGTACGTCGAACTCGTGGCGCGTGTCCTTGTCCTTGACGCGCACGAACATGCGCGCACCTCCTGTTTCCGGGCATGAGTAAGGCCCCCGTCGCGGATGCGACGAGGGCCTTACTCATGCGGTTGTCTAGATGGGTTGCGGCAGCCGGAAATCCCGCTTGGTGTACCAGACCGGGAATCCGTTGACGATCACGTCAGCGTCCTCCGTGATCCCCATCCCCGTGTCCACTTCCTCGACCCGCTGCCCGCTAACACGAGAGCCGTCCAACGAATCCAGGGATGAGGAGATGGACCGAACCCCAACAGGCTCGTTGGACACCGCCGTGATGCGCCAACGGTTATCCGACCCATGTCGGGACCGTGCCAGAGAACGCGAGATCGGACGCGGATTGATCGCACTCACCAGCACATACGCTGCAGGCGGTTTCGCGGGCACCTTCTCGTCGAAGACGACAACCGGGCCAACAATCCCAGACACGCGAGCAAGAAAGTCAGCATGAACTGTCACAGCCCACCAACCTCCCTACCCATCAGCGCGTCAATCTGATCAGCGATGATCTCCGCCTCAGCACGCCACGGCCCCTCAAGGTCCACCGTGCCGCCGCCGCGAGACGTACCGAAGTACGCCACATTCGCCAGCGCGCCACCATGAGACCCCTTGTCAGGGCCAATCTCGTAATCCACCGAACCGGCCCCAACCTTGCGGTCATAGTTCACTGAACCTGCGATGCCCCTGAAGTGACGCGACCCGGCAAGATCAGCATTCATCTGCTTCTTAATCTCAACCGCGCCACGCTCCATCACCTCAGCGACCTTCGGCGTCAGATGCATCGCAACAACACCAAGATCCCGGGCATACCCGCGCAGTTCCTCAGCACCGTCACTCATCGCGTCACCAAATCCGCAGACCAACGGTCAGCCGTTTTGAAGCGCCCTCGCGGCTTCTCCGACAGACGGAACGTCAGGCCAACCAGATCGGGGTCAAGATTGCACTCAAGGATCTCCACCTCATCATCTGGCAGACACTGAGACGACACCGGAAGGTGGATCATCTGCTGCTCCACCAGGTAGGCGTGACCGCCAACCGTGGGACTATCAGCAACGTTCGCGGACTGCCCCGACGTCACCTTGCAACGCCCACCGCCATCGTCAGGAACACCAGGCCCCCACACGGTCACACGCGGATACCCAACAGACCCATCAGGCAAGACGACAGGATCGCCCGTGTCATCAATGCGCGTCACCTTGCATACGTCACCCATCAGGGCTTCAGCTGCAGCACGCCCTTCCATGACCACTGATGGCGCCGTCATGAGTACGGCACCCACTGGTCAGGATGAACCCATGCACCATAACGATGACCAGGCTCACCATAGGACCGAATCGTGAACGCCTCACCAGTCGACCCTGGCGCGAGTAGATCCCACTCATCATCAGACAAGTAGATCGCGCCGGCAGATGCTGTCGTGTCCACTGTCTCCGTGATGGAGTAGTCGTCAATCGACTCCGTACGCTGGCGTAGCCCCTTCGGGTTACGCAACACGCGGATGATTGCCGACGCGAACACTGCAGTCACCACAGCAGCGGACAATGCACCAGACGCGATGCGCGCCGCAAGGTCCACACCCTTCGCCTCCACCAGAGCGACAAGGTCAGCCTCCCAGACCGCAACCTGTTCAGCTTCAGCAGCTGTGAGGGGGCGGCCAATGCGAGCAGCAACGTCGTCGGGGGTCACATACGGCATATGACCGCCCCCTCTCAATCGGCTTTGGTAGAACGGCGTCCACGCGGCTTCGTCGCGGGCTTCACGGTCGGAGCATCGGTGAACCCGGCAGCCTTCAACTGCTCAGCCAGGTTCTCCGGTGCATCCACCGTCTTCCCGGTGTGCGGATTCACCAGCAGCATCAGCCTTCGCCGCCTCCGGTTGCACCGTCGGTGAGCTTCACGAAGTGGGCCGCGTTCTTCACTGCGAACCCGACCTCGATCTCAGCGCGGACGGCGAACATGTTGCGCTGCCACAGGTTCACCTGGGTACCACCCTTGTTCACGGTCGCGTTGTCAGTGATGTCCACCTTGATACCCTCCACGGAACCCCAGAGTGCGGAGTTCGCGAAGTCACCAGCGAAGCCGATGACGTTCGGAGTGCCGGCAGCGTAGACGGCCTTGGACTTGAGAACGTCGCGACCGAAGATGGACCCGATGGCGCCGGAGTCGGTGCGAGCGTCACGCAGGAATGCGTAGTTGCCCTGGCCGTCCTTCGCGGTCATGATGCGGCCTTCGGCCTGCGGGGAGATCAGCCACTTGGTGACGTCAGCACCGGTCGCGCCAACGGCCGTCAGGACGTTGGCCAGATCGCCGATGGTGTCCGTGGCGTCCACGGTCACGGCAGTGCTGTTGGTCAGCACATCGAAGTTCGACCCCGGCGCCGTACCGTTCAGCACGGTCGCGTCGAACTTCGTGCCCAAGGCCTTCGGCAGGCGGCGAGCCAGCTCCGCATACACGGCGGTCAGATCACGGCGGAACTCATCAGAGAACAGCTCGATGACGGCCAGCTTGTACGGGGTGATGGACTTGCTGCCCAGGGTCGCCTGAGAAACCGGCTTCTCGGCGGTCTCAGCGACCCAGTCGGCCTCGGAGTCGCCCGTGATGATCGGGACGGTCACGCCGGAACCCGGCAGCGGGATCTGACGGGCAGCCTGCATGATCACAGACTCCTCGATAGCGTTGGCCCAGATCTCGGATGAGATCTGCTTCGGGAGCAGATCAGACGCACCAGCGGTGGTGCGGTTGGTGTCGATACCAGCCATGTTGGCCAGCCTCCTTCACAAAAGTGTTGGTCAGTTGAATCGACCCTCAGCGAACGCCGCGAACATGTCAGCGGTCGACTTCGGGCCATCCGAACCAGACGCGCCCTGCGTCAGATCCGGCTTCGGGGATGTCGGGGGACTCGTGAGGCGAGACAACAACGTGTCAGCCTGAGACGACAGCGATTCCTCATCGCCGCCGGTCATGAACTGCACCAGATCCGCAGGGACGCCCTTCGCGAGCGCCACCTCATTACGCAGGTTCTGGACTCGGATCTGCGTCAACTCAGATTCGGCAGCTTGAGCCGCTTCCTGGGCCTTCTGCAGATCCGACTTGTCTCGGTCCTCGTACTCCTTGAGCTGGCGTTCCAGATCCTTACGGGCTTCCCGTTCGGCCTGCAGCGCACGCAGCCCCTCCGGCCTCAGCGACTCATCGTTCGACGCGTCGTTCGGCTTCTGGTCCTGCTGCTCGTCCGTTGGCGCCTGCTCGGTTGCGGGCACCTCAGTGTTCGTCGTCTCCGACATGATTTCCTCCATCGCGGAAAGAACCCCAAAGCCTCGCGCCAAGGGGAAGGAATGTGTGCCCGGCTCACTCGCCGGGCAAGTAGATCTCGCCACCACGGGCAAGGGTCTTGCGGTACGCGTCCTCGTAACGAGCCGCCTCAGCAGGTGTCAGTGTGCGACCAGACTGCGGATGACGACCCTGCTGCACTGCCTCCCAGTTCAGCCGCGCCGCCTGAACACGCTTCTGCGCTTCCGTCATCGTGTTCGCGTAGTTCACGCGCACCGAGCCGCCCAGCACGCCTGCTGGATCCTGCCCACCAGGGAGGATGTATCCGTACCGCTTGAGCATGCTCAACGTCTCAGCACGCGACAAGCCCATCTGGTAAATACCCTCAGGCGTCAAACGAACCTTGCCGCGATTCATGCCGCCCCATACCGCACGCCTCGTCGTACCCGCCAACGTGGTCGTCCCATTCGCAGACATGCCACGCCGCGAGTTCACCACCTGGAAAATATCGCCACCATCACGGATCGCCTGCGCGCCAGCCTTCGTGAACAACCGATCCTGATCGTCCCCGTCCAGGCTCTTGAAGTACGCGTAAGGATCGGTGGTCGCATCACCCGCAATGTTCTCCATCGTGGGGATATGCGTGCAATCGCACCGAGGGTGCCTAAGGAACCCCTGATTGTGCCGGTAAAACTTGCCGGCCAACACCGCGCAGCGCGAGCACGACGGGGGATTCAGCATCCGCACATACCCGGTCCGTGGTCGAGTGAACGTGTCCACGCCTGCAGCAGACCTGCCAGCATCAGACACTGCAGTACCAGCACGCATCTCCACCAGGCCACCAGCCTGACGTAACGCACTCGCCGTATCGGCCCCCGTCTTGATCAGGTGCAATGCGCGGGCCGATCCACCCTGCAGGGCATCCTTCAGTGCGACACCAGAACCCGCATACCCACCGAACGCAGAAGGATCAACGAAAGCGTCCGGTGCGTCATACACGCCCTGATCCGCCAGGGCAGACGCGCCATAAGACGAAGCGCTCACAGCAGCCTCAACCTGCGCAGACGAAACATCATCCACCAGCGCCGAAGCAGACAGGATCGCAGCCCACGAATCAGCGATATGCGCCGGATCCACCAGCGCCCACGTGCGACGCGCCCTCAACTGCGCTGCAGCTTTCAAACGCTGCACCCGCATGTAATGACGCACGGCAGACTCAGGGGCAACCATCAGGACTCACCAGCATCAACCGGCGGATCCTCCTTCAGCAGAGAACCAAACGCGCTAGCCGCCTCATCCGCGAAGTACCCGTCATAGCGGTCAATCTTCGGGTCAGAGAAACCCAGTTCCTCCAACGCGCCACGACGCGGCAGAAGACCCTGACCATTCGCGTACATCTTCGTCAGAGCATCAGCGCGCTGCGCATACGTTGGCGTACCAGCGTCGAACCACTCAGTCTTGATGCGCGAACCATCAACCCACTCACCAGTGCGGAACCGCTCATACAGCCCCATCACCCAACCCCAGCCATCTCCCCACTCCGCCTGATGATTCTCCACGTTCAACACCAGGCGCGACTCATAGGCGCGAATCGCGCCCTCTGCTGCAGGATTGACCGTCGTGATACCGAAGTACGTTGGCGGGAGACCAGTCACCGACGACGCCAGCTGCGCGTAATGCGTCACCGTGTCATGGAAGTTCTTCAGGTCAGACGCACTGAACTGCCCCAGCTTCGCATCCTTGTTCTTCGACGCCCAGATCGCATTGAAGTACGCCTGCCAACGCGGGATCTGATTGCCGTCCTTGTCAACAAAGTCCGCCGAATCGACACCCAATGCCCACTTCTGCGGCACCGAATGGGTCTCAGCGGCCAACTGCAGATTCGTCAACGCACGAGCAGCAGCATCAGCGAGAGGCTTCACATCCTCGAACTCAGACACGCCATCCCATGAACCAAGACGCCGGCGGTTCAAGAACATCACCAACGGCACACGGCCCAACCGGTGACGGTCAACATCCACGACCTGCCAGCCATGAGAACCCTTCTCAAGCCAACGTGTCTCATCCGGCAGGTACAAGGTTGCGTACTTCGCGGACCCGCTCTCATCATCACCGTAGAACCGTGCGGCACGACGTATCCGACGATGTCGGCGGTCAATATCCACCGCCAGTTCACGAGCCGACTCCACCTGAATCAGCGGGTGCTCCGGATCTTCCTCATTTGACCCCACGGACACGAACCCGCGCCCCACGATCAACGACTCCTTGTGGTGTACGTTCGACTCAGAGTCAAGGTTGTTCGCGTCCCAGCCCTCACGCAGCGCCTCAGATGCCTTATCCTCACCCGGCATGTAAAACGCCCGCATCTTCAGACGGTCAGCGACACTATCTGCTGTTGTGCGGCACCAGTTCGCCCACGTGTAGAACCGGCGCAGATCCGGCGGAACCGCCAAACCCATCACTGGCAGATCCCACGTCCCCTCGTAATACCGAGAGTTCTCGCTGTCGCCAGCAAACGTACCCGAGAGCTTCGACTGCAGGCCCTCAAGCATGGCACGGTCTTCACTGCCAAGAACCGCCATGTGCGCCTCCAATCATTCACAGACAGAACATGCGCGTATCTGCCTCCACGCCCCACCCTGCAGCGTGCGCGTCTGACGCTGCCTCATGCGCAAGGATGCGCGACATGGCAACGTCGATCTTCTGATGTTGAGTCGGTTTCCCGAGAATGTACTTCTGACCCGGCTTCGCGATCTTCCGAGCATTCGCAAACGCCATCGCCGCCAATGGGCAACCGTCATGAGTGATGCGCTGATGCGTCAGATCCGTCTGGAACCTCACCAGCGCGTCATACATCCGTGAGATAGACCCGGTCTTCCACTGGAAAACCCGGTCATCCCCATACGACACAGCCCACGAATCAATCTCCGTGTACCAGCCGTGCGGGTCACAGTAGAACCGTTTGACCTTGAACCGCTCGAACAGCTCGTCCACCGCAGCGTCAACCTCGCCGCGAGGGATCTCACCGCCCCACTCCTCCGGGTTCCAGATGGTCGGGCGCCGGTCAGGGCCATAGCGTGGCGTGAACGTGAACCCGTCGATGGTCTCACCTTGAATCGCGGTGTGATCGTCATTCTCACTGCCATCGATTCCGAGACAGATCTGCGTGCCGTCGTCAGGCTGAGGCAGCCATTCCACCTGCGTAAGCTGCATCCCACACACCATCCTTCAGCCACGCACCGGCACCCGACACCAGCCGGTTACCGAAGAACCGCTCAGCCTGCGCGGGGTCGGTCTCCATCAGCTCTGACGCTTCGGCCTCAATGTCCGACAGGTTCACCCACGGGGAACCGTCGTACACGTACCGGTGGATCTTCGCCCGATCCCGCTTGTTTCGATACGACAGATCGGTGGGCGGCTGACGATAGAACTTGAAGATGTCCCTCGACTGCGACTGGAACGTCTGCTGAGCCAACGAGTTCTCCGCCGGATCCCAAGCATTCGTCGTCTCAATCGAACGACCACCCATACCGGCCAAACCACGGCGCTGCGTCTGCGCCACCGAGATCAACCGGTTCTCCTTCGTGTACAACCCCGTCTCATCCTGAATCGCAAACGTAATCGGCTGACCAAGACGAGACTTCGCAGACGAACTCACCACATCGATACGGTTCGACTTCGGGCCACCATCCCCGTCAAGGACTCGGATGAATCCCTCACGAATCGCCATCAACGCAGTCAACGGGCCATCCAACAGCATCGTCGTCAGCGGCCCGTACACGTTCCCGACCTGCGCCTCAGACGACGCGAGAAGCTGAATCAGCGGGCCCGGCCTGCGCATCCCCATCGGTTCACCCGGCTCGTATTCCCACTCGAACCCGCACCCACACCCGTTCTCCGAGCACAGATACGCGTCCCCGGCCTTCGCCCACCCCGCGAACATCGCAGGGCCAACAGCCTCCCCCGTCGTGATCGCAGCAGACCAAGGCCCCTTACCCGTCTTCTGCGGCGCCACAATCAGGCTGCGACGGTACACGAACGCCGACGCCAACAGCGGACGATCCGGGTTCCACTTCGCATCCTCACGAACCCGGTAATGATTCGCCGTGCACCAAAACTGCCAATCCGACTGATGAAACGGGATACGCCGACCAACAGAATCCGGGATCGAACAATGCGCCTCATACCAGGCATCCAGCAGATCCCCCAACGTCGGGAAATCCACGCGACCCAGACCATCACTCATCCCCAACAGCCCGCAAACGACGCTGACGCTTCGCCGGTGATGCAGGCTCATCCTGCGCCACACGAACCGGCGTCACCTCATCACGAACAATCTGCCAGCCATTCTCCTTCAAGCCAGCCGGGGTAAGCCCCAACTGATCGCCCAGACGATGAATCGCACCCTTATCAGCCGCCTTCGCCTCTGGACCAGACGCCGTCAAGAACGTACGAACCCACATCGCAACGATGTTCCACCGCCAACGATCACGCTCCCACGCCACAGCCTGCGGATACGTCCACGCCTCAGCCCACAACGCCAACTCGCGCTCACGACGATCCTCCGTCGCATCCTCATCCAGCACCTTCACTGGGCGCCCATTCTCCACGCCCTCAACGAACACCGCAGGACGGCCAAGCGGCCACTCAATCGGCGGGTCACCCTTGCGGCCTTCAGCAGGCAACGACGTGAACGACAGGCCGCGAGCATCTGACCGCCCCGAGTTCGGATCAGCCTGCGGACCACTGCGGTTTCGAGCACCACCAGACGGCATCACGCCACCTCCAAAAGTCGTTTTGAGAATCGCTCTCAGAAACATCTTGAACCCGCCGCAGGTCAGAGACACCTCACCGGCGGTCTGTTGTACCACGCTTTGTACCCCCTCCCCCTGGGGGTTTTCGCCGCCGGGTCGCGCCGATTTCTTCGCGCCGCTCGGCGGCTTACTCAGCGTTCGAATTGGTGCGCAGTTTGTCCGCCTGCGGATCGGTTGCAGGCGGCGTGTTCTGGGCCAGTCCAGGCTTTGCGGTCGCCGGTGTGTCCGAGGTCCCAGGGTGTGCCTGGACGGATGAGGGTGTGGCATTTTGCGCAGGCCACCATGCCGCGGTCTACGAGGGGGGCCCATCGTTCACGTTCGGATTGGTGCTCTTTCCCGTAGCCGCGTTGTGTTGCGGTTCCGCGTTGCCGTTCGTATTGGCGTTCGTGGTCTGCGCAGTAGCGTCGCACGACGATGTTCGGACAGCCTGGTTTCGGGCAGATCGTTCGCGCTTTGCGCATCCGCGATCACCTCTGTCTTGTGTCACTGCTTGCTGGCTAGGCTTGGTCCGTAGCGGTCGGCAGTCGGTCGGTCGCCGGATTGGTGGAGGTCAAGCGTGTTCAGCAATGTGGAAGCAACAGTTGGTATTGATGCTGAGGATGAGCTGACTGTGGCTCGGCTGTCCAAGTTCGCGGTGGGCAATCAGCTGGGCATGCGGCAGTTGCCGGATGGGCCGTGGAACACGAAGGTGACGTTCAGCTTTGATGGCTTGACGATTGATGAGGCCATTGTCCGGTTGGTCATGTTGAAGGCGGCGTCTTCTGGGGCGACCGTGGGTGAGGCACTGGAGCAGGTGAAGGTCGAGGTGGGGCGTGGCGCCGATCTTGACGAGACAGTGTGAGTAGGGCGCACGCTATCTCCCGGCGTGCGAGCGGATTAGCTTTTGGGCCGGTCGTCCCGGTGGCACTACGCCACAGTCTTGGCTGCCCATAGCTGGCGCTGACACCGCAGGATTCGAACCTGCATCGCCCGGTTTTGGAGACCGGTCATCTTCCTGTTGAAAGTAGGTGCCATCGGCGGGCACGCGTCTCGATGCGCGCTTTGAGCGCCCGCTTATCCGGTGTGCCCCGCGTGCACGCTGGGCTTTCTCTACCGCCCCATCGGCAGGGCGGGGGGTGACGTTCGCGGCTACAGGCCTGAGGCCAGGGCTACGACCGTCGTAAAGACCCCATCAACCCGGAGGCAATGGGGAGCACTGCCGGGCGTCTTCCGGCTGGTGAGTCCGTCCCGAAATGGTGGGCTATCGACTCGGACGCCTCACGATTAGGGTGCGTGAGAATCACCCGTAGGGCGGCCGGTATCTCAAGTACTGGATACCGGCCGCCTGCCCCATTGTCCGCTGGTCACCCCACCAGGGTTTGGTGCTGGGGGTGTGGTGTGCTCGGCGGCACGTCCGTTGTGACCCCCAGCGGGTACAGGAAAGGCCCGTGATCTCTTGGATCATCGGGCCTGGTTTTGGTGCGGATACAACTGTGCCGTCGCCGCTACACGCTATCGTACCTGATCACCGCGCATTTGTGGTGCCATTGGCTGAACGTCTCTTGGAATCAAGGTGGGCTAGGTGAGTCCGGATGAGGTCTGACGCATAGTATCGCGGCTGGCCTTGATCTTTGACCTGTCGAATCTTGTGCTCCCTGTTCCAGTTCCGAATGTCGGTGGCACTGATGCGGATGCCTGCGTTCTTTCGGATCCAGGCGCGTACGTCGGTTGATCGCATTGGTGATGGTTCAGCGTCGATGATCTCGGCGTTGATGCGCTCGTGGGCTTCTGATGCGGTGATGGTGTAGATGTTCCCGCATTGGTTGCATTCGCCTTGATCTACAGGGTCGGGGTCGTCTGCGGTGGGTTGTTGGCGTGGCTGGTCGGTGATGATGTCGCCTCCGCATTCGCACTTCCCGATGACGCGAACCTCGGGCTTGCCGTACACCCAGGCGCGGGCGGACTCGACCCAGAGCTTGGCTTTGCGCAGAACCTTCCCGGCGTCAGGGTCGTGGTGCGCGGTTTCGTGTGCAGAGGTTGGCAGGCTGGCCAGCTTCTCATCGAGGATGATTAGCTCAAGGTTGAACGGGGGTTTGGATGCGGCTGAGGGTGATTTTCCTCCTTCGCTGCTCTTGGGTGCCTTCCCGATGTTCGCGGTGGGGTTGAGCATGGATCTGAGTGTTGGGATCTGCTGTAGTTGGTCGTCCAGGTCCACGATGTGTTCGGCGCAGAGGAATGACCCTTCGCCGATGTGGATGTCGCATCCGTAGAGTGTGCAGACGTTGGTGTCCTGTGGAGTGAGCATCAGCGGCCTTTCTGGATGGTGGTGACGTCTTGGAGTGCGCGGGTGAGGTTGTGGGTGTGTTCGGCGTCTAGCCGTTTGCAGAGAACGGGGTCTTTGATTCGGAGATCTGGGGAACAAATAGGCGACGACACCATGGGTGTGAGCATCAGTCGTCCTTTCGAATGTCGTCCAGGTAGATCTCGCACAGGCCGCGTCGGACGATGTGGGAGATGTTTGGGTTGTGTCTGACGATGATGGTTTCGTCTGCTTCGCCGTTGTCGTCGTAGGTGATTGCTCGGGCAAGGACGATGACGTCGGTGACGACCCCGGTGAGGTCTTCTTGCTCGGGTAGGTCGATGTTGTGCCCGTAGATGGTGGTCACGATTGGTCCTTGATTTCGAGGGTGGCGTTGGATGGGACGGTGATGGTGGCGATGGGGAGTTGGATCTTCACCGTGGTGGTGATGATTTGGCTGACAAGATCTCCGTTGTAGGTCTTGATGCCGTCGATGACGGAGTCGGTTCTGAAGTCGAGAAGCTGGCCGACGAGATCGGTGCCTTCGTGTTCGACTCGTACGGTCTTCCCGATGTCGGACACGCGCAGGTCTGCGACGGTCGCGACGTCACGCGGTTTGTCGAACTGGTCAGGGGTGATTCCGTCGCTGGATTCATCCGTGATGACGTATTCGTAGCTGTGCTCATCGTTGGTCGCCCAGAACTTTCCGAAGTGGATGGTTCCGGTGGCGATGATGGCCCCGCTCTGGTCGATGATGCCGACGGGTTGCCCGTCTCGGATGCTGGTCATGGCTGGGTCCTTTCAGTCGCCTTGTCGGCGTAGTTCTTCGAGTAGTGAGTGCCAGCGCTCGATTTCGCGCCGGATGACGTCGTCGGTGAGGTGGACGGTGCGATTCCACCGGGTTTGTTCGTGGCAGGTGAGTTCGTAGCAGTCGGGGAGGTTGGGGTCGTCGGGGTGGCAGTAGTCCTGGTCTCCGATGCGGCCTTCTAGGCGGTCGAGGTGACGTCCACAGCGTGCGCACTTCATGACTGGTCTTCCTGTTTCATGGCTTCTCGTTCTCGGCGCGTCCGGTTGTCTGGGTCTTTGATGGCGGGGGTGATTCCGTCGCAGCAGGGGCAGGATCGTCTACCCCACGTCTTTTCGCGGTGGTCGTGCCCGCCTCGCTTGTCCCGGTCGTCACGGCTCATGACCGGTCCTTGCCGTCCCGGATGGTTTGGTGCGTGGCGGCCTGGATTTTGTTCCAGGCGGTGGTGATGGTCTTGGATGGTCGGACGCCGTGGCCGAGGTTTGGTGCGGGGTGGCGGAGGATTGCTTGGGCTTCGGCTTTGGTGAGGGTGATGGTGACGTTCACGGGTGGTCCTCCGTGGTGATGGTGATGTTGGCGCCGGGGTTGAATCGGTCGGCGTAGTGCTTTCTGAGGTGGACGGATACGGCGCGGGAGTCGTCGGTCCAGATGTGACTTGCGGTGATGGCGTCGAGGATGGCGCGCATGAGCTTGTCGCTGTCTGGCTTGCGGTGCGGGTAGAGCGGGGCTGATGGTTTGAGCTGGTGCGCGTTGCGTCCGGTGCCGTAGTGCCCGTGTGGGCGTGGCAGGTAGACGGAGATGAGGACTTGGCAGGGTCCGTCGATGGGGTCTTGGTTGCCCCAGGCTTGCATTCCGGCGAGGGTGACGAGGTTGCGCCACCGGGTGAGGCGGTCGTGGTTGGAGTGCACCATGCGACCTCGGCCGTAGGACTTCATGCTGCCCTGGGGTACTGGGGTGCCTTCGACGGTGAAGGTGATGGTGGTCATGGTGGGTCCTTTCGGGCATGAGAAAAGCCGCCCGGTTGGTCCGTGACGGCTTGGTGTTCGAGGTATGCGGTTTCGATTTGGTCGATGACGTCTGGGAGGACGTCTCTGAGGGGCACTGGGTCGGGCATCAGATGTCTCCTGGTAGGTAGATCTGGCGTCGTACTTCGGGTGCGACGTTGTCGGCGGTCCATGGGAACGGTCCGCCCTTCTGCAGTTCGGTTGGCCAGTCGCGGCCTTGGTCTCGGTCGCCACGCCAGCGGACGATGCGGGACTTGAGCGTTTCGCCGGTCTGCTTGTCGCCTTCGGGGTAGAGGCCGAAGCCGAACTCGGGCCATCCGAGTAGTGCGGCGGATCCTCTGGGTGCGAGATCTCTGGCGCCGGCGGACATGTCTTGCTTCTTCGCGTGGGCTTCCATGAGAAGCGCCAGCCCTCGATCTCGGAGGGAGTCGAGGGCTGTGATGAGTGGTGCGGCGTCGTCGTCGTTGTTGATGCCGTGGGGGACGAGTTTGTAGAGGGGTCCGATGAGGAGGATGTCTGGTTGGTGTTGGTCGATGAGTCGGTGGATTTCTCCGAGGGTTGAGTCTCGGGTGATGTCGAGTCGGCCTCGTGCGTGGATGTGTACGTGGTCGGCTGGTGGTCGTGGCCCGTACTGGGCGGCGGTGGCGGCCATTTTGCGGGTTGCTCCGCGCCATTGGGCTTCGGTGTTTTCGGCGTCGATGACGAGGACGTTTGAGGGGTGTTCGAGGTGTCTGAGGTTGATGGGGTGGATGCCGGCGGCGATGCAGATGGCCATTTGTCGGAGCCAGGTGGTTTTGCCTGCGCCTTCGAAGCCGGTGAGGACGAGTCGGTCGCCTCGTTCGATGAGGTTGGGGATGAGCCAGTCGTGGTCGTCGGGTTCGTCGAGGATCTGCGTGAGGGTTTTGGTGGTCATGCGGCGGTTCTCCCGCAGGCCGGTGAGTGCGTCCTTTGCCGCTTGTGCGGCCTCTGAGGGGGCCGTAGACGGATCAGAAGCCTCACGGAGCAGTCTCTGGGCGGTGGCGGCGAGTTTGCGTCTTACAGAGGCGTCTAGGACTTGCTCGGCGTAGTACGTGATCGACGCTGACGATCCGGTGGCTTCCACCATGCCGTGAAGGTCAACCAGGCTGATGCCTTTGAGGCCGTCCTTCACGGCTTCGGAGTGGACGGTGAACGGTTCCACGGGCTGCCCGTTGGCGTGTAACCGGATGATGGTCCGGTACAGGGTGCCTTTGCGGGGGTCTGCGAAGTCGTCGGGGGTGACGATGGGTGAGGCGAACCGGACGGCGTCGGGTGTGAGTAGTGCTGAGCCGATGACGAGGTCTTCAGCGTTGGTGGGGTCGGTCAATTGAACATCCTGTATTGGTCGGGCACGAACTGGTCACCTCCTTGCGGGGTGGGTGCCTTGGGCTTGGATTTGCGGAGCCACATGGAGAATGCGGAGTTCCAGTTGGCGCATCTTCGGTCGTGCGTTTCAGCGTGGCCCTTGAAGTTGATTACCTCGGCTTCTAAGTCGAGGTTGTGGGTTCTGGCGTATTCCCAGTGGTTATCCGTGGGGGTCCAATTATCTGGAAGTGGTTTTGATGGTTTCCGTTTTGGCTGCGCTTCGCCCGCCCGGTCCTGGCCAGTGTCAGGAGGACTTGGCCTCTCAGGCCCTCCCCCCACACCCCCCTCAGAAACGTTAGTTTCTGAGGTAGCAGTAGCAGTAGCAGTGTGTAGGGGGAAGGCTTGGGGGAAGGCTTGGGGTAAAGCTTCCCCCAAGGCTTGGGGGAAGGCTTGGGGGTAACCGGCTGTCAGCAGGTCATCCATGTCGTCGCCGTCGAGCTTCAACAATGACCTGACGCGCTCTTGTTTGAAGCCTGCCCAGTCGGGGTATTCGGAGAATAGTCGGCGTAGTTCGTGGACGATTACTTTCTGAATCCCTTTGGACGCGATCGCGGCGAAGTCATTAGCCATCGACACAGCAACTTTGGGGTTCTTCAGTAACCCGTCATGGCGGAGGAATGACCTGAGGACCACCTCGTCGGTGTCGGGGTCAACGAAGATGAATCGGGCCTGCTGAAGACCTGCCCCGGCTGCCATGATGGTGTCAGCGTCGATCCCTGCCGCCATGAATGCCAGCCGCTTGGGGATCCAGTTCGTGACCCCGGCGTAGGACAGGCTGGGGTGAGTCAGCAGCAGCTCGTACAGCCATTGCTCAATCGGACCCAGTTGCCGCCAGTCCTGTGACGCCCAGATCGCCGTCTGGATGTTCGCTCTGTCGCGTGGCACGAGTCCTCCTTTCGGGTATGAAAAAGGCCCCTCGTGGGGGCCTAGTTGGTGGGTGGGTGGCGTTGTTGCCATGTCTCGTAGAGGTCTGGGTCGTGGTGGATGACCCATTGGGCGAGGTTGGCGTCGTTGCGTCTGAGGTCGTCGATCTGGCGTTGAAGGGATCTGATCGCCAGGTTTTGCGCGATCCCTGTCAGCCCGAGTAGGACCACAGTGATGGCTTGGAAGAGGTCACTCATCCCGCCCCCTGATGGTCACAACGTCGGTGGGGTCGAGGTCGATTCCGCAGTCTCCTGGGTCGCCGATGTAGGCCCACGTGTTGCCGTATTGGCTGTGCTCGATGCTGAGGATCGGCCCTTGGATGGTGTCGCCGTGCTCGGTGAACGTGAGCCACCTGCCACGGTCCACCCCGGACAGGCTGCGTGCTTCGCGGGTGACGCCGGTGTGCTCAGTCAAGGCCTGCCACCTTTCGGGCTTGGTCGCGGGTTTCGGGGGCGAGGGCGAACCTTCTGGTCGGCTTGGTGTCCTGCACGCGCCGGATCCAACGGTCGAGGATGGCGGTGGCTTCGTGCAAGCCTTCGTCGCGCTCAGAGTGGGCGTTGGCGCCGGACACCTGCGCCTCTACGTCTTCCTTCGCCCATTCGAGGGCCTGGGTCGCGGTAATCGGGGTGCTCATTTGCGCAGTCCTTTCCGGATGATGGGTTTCATTGGCAGATTCCCTGAGTGCTCGGGCACTATCCAGGATTGAGGTGGTGGCATCCACAAGTGCCTCGTGTGAGAGTCGGCCACTCACACCTCACCACCGCCCAGGAAGGCGTCGATGCAGGCGCGAGCCTCCACGGTCGTGTATGGCGGTTCAGGTAGGAACCCACCAGGATTCCAGCACTCTGAAGCTGCTGCCCGCGCCCGCTCCACGTCCTCATCCGTGGGGTCGCGGAGGACGGCGAGGAGTTCGTCGGTCTGGTGTGCGCGCTGACTCCATGCTCCTGGCTCAGCGCCGCACGTGCACTGGTAGAGGACAGTGCCGCCGGACGGTGCGGTCGGACGGTGCTCAAGGAGCACTCGCTCCATCCTCTCGCGCAGGGTGTCACTCACCGGCGGTCTCCGTGTAGGGATTGGCGCCGCTGATGTCGCAGTCATCGGCATCGCAGTGTGTGGCGACGGCGCGGTCATAACCTTCGTCCCAGGCTTTGCGAGCGGTCTCCCGATCATGTGCGGCCAGCCAGCGGTCGAACTC